ATACAGATGTCCAGAATGGACACCCATGCCAGACGGCAAGAAGAATGTTGTGGTTCTGGGTTGTTCGCACACATTTGGGGAAGGTCTAGACGACGGAGAAGTTTGGGTGGAAAGGCTGTACAACAAAATGGATCAAAAAAAATTACGCTTTTGGAACCTTGGCCAACCCGGTGCCAGTGCGGACAAGGTTGTGAGGATATTGTATGGAACAGAAAAAGTCATTAATCCACAAATCATAATAATCTGTTGGCCTTTCTGGAGCAGAAGAGAACGACTCGATCACTATGCCAACAGCCTCATGAGTTATGATCCCTTATTGAAATCAGAAAATGAGCACACAGACAAAAACAATTTTTTAAAAAATGTATTCTTCGCCGAGAAGTTCGCAGAACAAAACAACGCCAAACTGTTTCATTGTTTTGCCCAAGATGTCTATGACATACCCAAAATGGACGACACAAGGATCTTCCTAGACACGACCATAAAACTATGTTGGCCCTATTGGGACAAAACAAGGAAATGGAATGTAGAGGAAAGGCAATTCACAGAAGAACCTAGCCTAGCAAAAGATGGCCTGCACTACGGAATAGAACATCACGAAAGGTTCGCTGAACTGCTGTTTAGAAAATGGAAATCTAAATTGAACTAAAAGTTGTTGTACGAGATTTCACATGCTTGTCAACTTCCGCCAACAATGATTTGAATTCATCTTTCTTGTAGAAGTCTTGCTTGGAGTGATCCAAGTTGGTATTCCAGTCCTCTATTTTATTGAAATATACTTTATCAAAGTTGAACCGATCGCACAGGTCCAACATGTCCAACATCTGATGCCAATTGTCGTTCTGCACCACCATGTGCAGGCACACAGGATAATTTTTTATTTCTTTTATGAAATGGAAATTTTCTATCAGTTGATCATAGTCACCACCCCTACGTAGTTGGTCATACACTTTTTTGTCCGCGCCGTCTATGCTTATATTAAGCACCTGCATGTTGTTGAACACTGTCTGCATCTTTGGAAATTGTTTTTTCAGCAGTAGTCCGTTTGTGAGTATGCTGTACTTGAACAAGTCTGTATCCGGAACAGACCGCATGAAATATCTGTAAACAAGACTGGCAAAAGGATCGCCGTCACTGCCTATATGAACTGTCAGTTTGTGTTTTTGTTGTTCGAGATACTTTAAAATCTTGTCAGCCAACTTCATCATCATTTTTAGTTTGGCACCACTCTTTATGAATATCTTTTTGTTCCTACAACTAGGACAATGCAGATTGCAACTGTTATCTATGGCCAACCTTAGGAACTTAACACGGCTCTCAATTTTTTTATCATTGTCGAATGTGTTGGACAAGATCCAACTGCACTGATTTTCGTTGCAGTATCTGTAGGAGCCATCCGTGATGCTGTCTTGTAGTTCTCTATGAGTCTTGTTGTTCAATATCTCCGATAGGTCTTGTATCTGTAAATTTCCAATGCTCTGTGGCAACCATGCCTGACAGTCACAAGCAAAACAACTTCCGTTACGGTCTATCAAGATGGTGTCAAAGGGTTTTGGACAGATTTTTTTGATGCCTAGATTTTTTTGGGTGTCAATATTATACCATTCAAACAATCTGGATTTAATCATTTTCTCTTATTTGGATCTGTGAGAATGTCCAACGTCAGTATCTCATCCTGCGGGACCACATAAGTGTCTTTGGTTTTTTCTTGATGCTTTGAGATTTTTCTATTCTTGGAACGCCTCTGTTTTTCCATCTGTCTCTTTTGCTTCTTTAAGGATCTTTCTCCTCTTTGTGATTTGTAGGTATGATGTATTCCCATATTTTGATCCTTTAGACATTTAAGAAACATATTTAAGCCAGGCATCAAACCAATGTAAATATTGTCATGCTTGTTAGATTGAGTGATAATTCCAAACTAGACACTGTCAAACACCATACCGGTCAACAAAGAAGTTACAACGTTGAACTTGTAAATGGCAAAACATTTTTGAATAATTTTTCTTACAAAGAAAGCGACGTAAACGAAGTTATAGTACAAAATGGTATTGCATTATCTGGAGCCAACAGCAGGCATTATTTCGGAATAATCAAGGACGGAAATTATCATTACACAGGATTTTCAAAAGGTAATAAAGCGGCACGCACAGACAGTGTGTTTTGGAAAAAGTTACCCGCAAACAAGATCGGGCAAACTGTCGACATAAACATTGATAATGCGCCTAAGAAACATTTTGATCAACCCATCAATTTATGGTTTTCTATCAACGCTTATTGGCACTGGTTCAATGAAGATATTCCATTAATAAAATTCTTGAGAAAAAACAATCATGTGATTGTGACAAACAAATTATCGGAATGGCAAAAAGAATCTCTTGGATATTTTCCCGACATACAAAAAAGATTGATCGAATTAGAAACCCCGACTGTGATTGAAGCACCACGATTTCATTTGTTCACTAAACCAGATGGGGGAGCAGGAAAAAATTGTGAGTGGGTATCTTTGTTTTTAAAAGAACACCTCACACCCTCAAAAGATTTTGAACCAATTGATAAAGTCTATATAGGCAGAGGTGACGCCGATGCAAGGGCAGTTGACAACGAGCAAGAACTGATTGATCTTTTAATTAAAAATGATTTTAAAATATACACGGAGTTTTCCAAAATTAACCTACAAGAAAAAATAGATATTTTCCATAAGTGTAAATTAGTAGTCAGTCCAACAGGAGCAAACTTATGTCATTGTTATGCCATGCAGGAAGGAAGCACTGTGATAGATTTCAATCACAAGTTTCTACTCAAGGATGAACACTGGTACAACAACATAGGTTCAGCCTGTGGATTGAAATGGAAGACGCTGGGTGCGGAGACAGGTTCTCGTAATAAACGACCAAGAGAACGTAACAGGAATCTTATTGTGGACATAAATTTGATGGAAAGTGTAATAGCATGAGCCAAGAATTTAGACAGGGCGAAATAAATGCTACCTATGAATTCTGCAGGAAGTATTTTGGCAAAACAAGAAAAGCAATCGATATTGGGTGCGATGTGTTTGAATTCGCAGGCAAACTTGTAAATGACTTTGAGCACACGTATTGTTTTGATTTCAGAGACAAATCAAGTCAAATGGGAAATCACATCAATGACAAAAGCAAAGTAACATTCTATCATACCGGACTCGGAGAAAAAGAAATCACAAGATATACCAAACCTGGTGTCGGAAGGATCAAAGCAGACGTGGAACCAGTTGGAAATTCCAACATGGCGGTGAATATAAGAACACTGGATTCTTACGATCTAGGAAACGAAATTGACTTCATTAAACTTGACGTGGAGGGTTACGAACCTAAAATAATACAGGGAGCCATGAACACAATAAAAAATAATCGTCCAGTGATACTTTGTGAAATCAACAGAGGAGATTTCACAGCCAAAGAAATGTTGGAATCACTGGGTTACACCTGTGCCGATGTTTATCACAAACTAGGACAACCTCACGACTACCTATTTGTTCCAGATCCCATTCTTTTGTAGGAAGTGTATGATTCTCGACCTGTAATTTATTTTCTTGTGACCAGCGGCATGGAAAAAGTACACGGGCGGTGCGTCCATGAAATAGGCCCTCTTGTGATTGAATTTGTGATCTAGATGTTCTACATTGACTCCACTGGCCATAGTGGCATACATCAGGATAACTCCGTCGTCTTCGTCGAACTCTCTGAACTTCTCGATGAACGGTTTCATTTTTTGTACAACATGTTTGTTCAAAACGAAAACACCAGGTTGGAATCCTTTTGCCTTCATTACCTCTATGGAAAATTCTTTGAGAAGACCGTGTCTCATGTTTTCATAGTGAGAGGTCTTGTGATCACCTTGCCATTTGTTTGACCATGCGGCTTTAAGCGATGTGTCATCATTGCTTTGATCAAAAATATTGAGAGCCCCGGGCATGGCAAACACATCGGAATCAACATACATGATCTGATCATATGTGTCCCACCAACTGTCATCTAACCAAAGATCAAATCTTTCAAAAGTTGGATGTTTATGATTTAATTTTGGCTTGTCTATCAGTTTGTAGTCGCAGTTATATCTTTCGGCATACGATTGGAAACTTTTTGCACTTACTTGTGCGAAAACATCTTGTTTGTTGCTTAGGTCGTTGTATTCTGGTTCCGTGTAGAGTTTGGTATCGATGAAGTACTGCACGATACAATTTTTTTTATTGCGAGACATACAGTCTATCCACTTTGTTCAAATTTTTTAAGTACGTGTAACCGAGGTCTTTCAAGAGTCCTTCGGTTTTGCTTTGCTCTATATTGAAAAATTTTTTAGAAAGATTCCTGTTATGGAATTCTACTACCAGTACCGGCCGGTGTTTTTTAATTGTGTTCTCGGCCCCGGACAACACAAAGTATTCGTATCCTTCTGTGTCTACACACATGAGGTCAACATGGTCAAATTTGATCTTGTCCAGTGCCCTTATCTTGTATTTTTTGGCTCCCGGCTGTTCTCGCACATCCACATGATTTGCCAATGGTCCTCTGCCTTTCCTTGTATGGATGTCGTTGGTGGCAACCTCTGTGTCGCTAGATCCCAGTCCGTATGGATGCACAGTCAAATTGTTTACATCAAACTTCTGCATGTTGGCCTTGAAGCATTGATGTACATCGTTGTCAAAGTCAAATGTATGCACATGTTCAAATTTCTTGGACAGCAGACGGGTTCCAAATCCGTAGTGAACTCCTATCTCCAGGACGCACTTGTTTTGTTTAACGTGTTTCATGATCTCTTGGAGTTCTTGATCGCTCTCGTTTGTGTAATCTATATTGCTTTCAATAGCAGGACCATACCTGTTGTCCTCTTCCAGAACAGTCCAACCAAAATAGTCTCTGGTCCTCATCAAAATTGATCCCAGGTCTCTCTGGGAGAAGTGCAACACTTGACCAGTGTCTCGCCACCTTCCACATTGATGAAGTCTTTGTCTCCCCACTGATGATGTAAGATTTGATACCATCCCCATTCGGCTCCAAGTAGGTCCTTATTGTCATGATATTCCTGCACATTCTTCAACCTGTGCCTGCTGTGGAAAAGCACATGGTCCCATAGGTACCATCCTGTACATCTCCTACAATCTAGATTTTTGTGTTCTTTGAGTGTGTGGGCAGGACCTTCGTTAAATCCTCCCAGTGCGTCGAATCCCACGCTGTGGCCTGTGTCTTGGACATGCTGTATGTATTTTGAGTAATCGGCTTTGGAACTCAGTATGGCATCGTATCTCATCCTTATGATCACTTTGTACTTTTCCGGCAATGTGTTGACCAAAAAATAATGTCCCAATATCTGTTTGCCGTTTGATTTTGTCTGTGCCATTAGATTCTTCTTCCACCATATTTTTCCACCACGGTGGCCCTGCGTTGGTGTCCGTGTGTACTTTCTCCAAAGTGAACAATCGGGTTTGGTCTTGGTCTCTACAAGATTGTGATAATTGTAAGTGGGTTCTGGAAACAGTTCACACCCGGTGGCGTTCTTGGGTATGTCATATCCTTCCCATGTCGAGAAGAACGTGTCGTATGGCAAGATGTTTTTTGTTCTTTCGATCACCCATTCGTGTTCTGCACGTGCCAGTCCCGAGAAGCATACAGCAACTTCCTCGGCCTTGATCATTTGACATAACCCCATTTGGCTATGGCCTGTTCGTATTCTATTCCGTGTGTCTTGTCTATGGCCTGACGCATGGCCAGGGCACCCGAGGTGGTTCCGCCGGGATGACCGTGTATGGCACCTCCCGAGTTGGCCAGGTAATCAAGTCCCGCCAGTGAATTGACCTTGTCCACAAGGCCGGGATTGAATCCACAACTCAATGCAGGTGTCGTGTTGCCCGCCCTGAGTATCTCCAGGCACTTCATGATCTCTTCCGGATCGTCGTTGCTGTAGCCTCCCACCATTCCGGTCTGTATGGTGTCCACTCCCATCAAGGTGGCAAGTTGACACATCACCGGCCAACTGATGCTGAACCTGTGTGAGTGATCCGTGGTCACCTTGGCGCCACTGCTCTGATAGTGCAGGAACAATGGCAGGTCCATTTTCCTTATGCTGTTGTAGGAACCGAACCCACTGAACACATTGATGTGTACTCCGTTGCCGCCCAACTCATGCACACGCCTCACACGATCTGTCAACACGTGTGGATCGCAATTTATCGTATGGCAGAATATCACCTTGCGGCTCTGCTTGGCGAGATAGTTTGATATCAGGTCCACACGTTGCTCCAGTGGACACACAACAGGATTGGACATTATCTCGTCCTCCTTGATGAAATCCACTCCGCCTTCCACCATCTGCTTGACCATGTCAAGGAGCACCGCTGGTGTAATTCCTATCTTTGGTTTCACGATGCCTCCCAGGAATGGTTTGCCATGCTGTCCGGTGAAATCACGCATACCTGACAGTCCAAACTTTGGTCCCAGGAAGTTTTTTGTGACCGCGTTGGGCAATGCCAGTGCAGTCAGTCTGCATTTGGTTATGATGTCGATGTCCACGTGTCCGCCCATGAGTTGGCAGAGCAAGTGGGCCATGCCGTCCGTGTTCCAGTCCGTGTTGGCCACGGGGAACGCTATCTTGACCGTGCCTTCCGTCTGTTTCTCCAGTTTGGCCTTCTCACCCACGATCACGCAACTGTGGTTCTCGAACAGTTCTTCGGTCTCCCATTTGTTACGCACACTGGGATTGCCCACGCTCTGTCCGATGGCCAATGCCCAGGCCGCCTCCTTGAGATTGGCCGTGCTGGACATCTCGTATGTGGCTATGAAATATCTTTCTTGATCTATGTTTGTGTTGTAGAACAACATGTCAATACTTGCAGTTGGCCAAGTAGTTCGTGAGTTCTTCCGGAGTGCCCATGCCCCACATCTCGTCCACTCGACTGGCCTTGAATTTCTTTCCGTCCTTGATCGCTTCGTTGTACACCGGACACACATAGAACTCGTTGTTGGTCCTGATGTTCTTGGCTATCATTTGGTCGGCATATCTCACAAAGTCACTGCCGTGCTTCCAGTGATAGATCCCCACCGTGGCGTTGTTGGATATTGGATTCTTTTCGGCCACTTCCGAGACCCATCCGTTGCCGTCCACTTTTGCGAAACTGTGTTTGGGATGCACACTGTTGAAAGTCAATATGCCACCATTCGAATCCTTGTCATTGAACGAACTTATGGTCTCGAGGCTGTTCCACTTGATCCACTGGTCGGAATTGGCTATCACCAACTGCTCGTCGCTGTCGATCAGTTCTCTGGCCGTCAGCACAGTGCATGCCGCGCCTTCTGTGA